GCTAACCTGAGTTCGGCTGACCTGCGTTCGGCTGACCTGAGTTCGGCTGACCTGCGTTTGGCTAACCTGAGTTCGGCTAACCTGAGTTCGGCTAACCTGCGTTCGGCTAACCTGCGTTCGGCTAACCTGAGTTCGGCTGACCTGAGTTCGGCTGACCTGCGTTTGGCTAACCTGCGTTCGGCTAACCTGAGTTCGGCTAACCTGCGTTCGGCTAACCTGAGTTCGGCTGACCTGCGTTCGGCTGACCTGAGTTCGGCTGACCTGAGTTCGGCTAACCTGAGTTTGGCTAACCTGCGTTTGGCTAACCTGAGTGGCACAATACTTGATGGCATAAATTGGTTGGCTTATATCGGAATTACATCACCCGACGTGGCCTATGCCTACAAATTTGTGGACAAGGATTCTAAAAGCCCCATACAGGACACTGGCAAAATAGACTATTCCAAAGCCAAGCAATTCAGTGTAGCTGATATGGACACGGATATTACAGAACTATGTGGTAAGGGAATTAACTTGGCTACACTGACATGGTGCTTGAATCACCGCATGGATAAAAGCAATAGACTGATAATGTTTAAATTTCATACCAAAGACGCCATCTGCCCAGTCGGGAGTGATGGCAAGTTCAGGGTAAGCAAGTGTATTAAAGTGGGTGAATGCGACTGGAAAGGTAATCTACTGTGCTAATCAGGTTGGAGAATAAATAAATGAGCCGAAGTTTTAGTGAGACATGCCAGTATGCTCTTGATAAGTGGGGGATGGACGCTCAATTAGACCAACTAGCAGAAGAATGCGCAGAGTTTATAATTGCGCTCAATCATCTTAGGCGTGGCAGAATTAAGAAAGAGAAACTGTTGGAAGAAATAGCCGATGTATCGGTTATGGCGCAGGAAATGAAGGTCTATTTTTATGAGCAGATTGAAGTTATAGAGAAACGTAAAATCAGACGGCTGAATAGAAAGATAGACTGTGAGATAAATGCAGGGATTAAAGCAGGAGGGTTAAATGAATAAAGTATCAAAGTGTTGCAAGGTTAAAGCAGTGGTTAAATCAGACCAGAGTGAAGGCACAAACTACTATGAATGTACTAAGTGTCACCAACCTTGTGATGTGGTAGAGCCAGACGACATAAAGTTGCCACTGGTAGTAAGAAAAGAGCCGTTTAAGGAAGGAACTATAAACTATCAACTAGGTTATGAAGATGGGCGTAATAACCAGCGTGATGCTGACCAGATAGTAGTAGACAAACTGAAGGCAAGGATAGCCCAACTTGATGAATACCAACGTGGGCAGGACAAGCTGATAGAACAGAAATCAGAAGCTCTAGCCAATCAAAAAGAAGAATACATGATGATGAATTATGAAAGAGACAACTGGAAGCAAAGAGTAGAAGCACTAGAGATAGCCAACGGCAATCTTGATAAGCGTGTAAAACTACACTGCAAAGAGGTTGTTAAATTACAGGCAGAGATAGCTAAACTCAAAAAGTATGACATTAGACAGTGGATACCAAAGGGAAAGTGGTGTAGTGGATGCGTGTTTAGCAACGAAAATGAGTGGTGTGATTTACTGCTAGACCCTTTACACAGCGGTGGTAAACTCCCTTCCTGTCCAAAACCTTATGTAGAGGAGAAAGTATGAGCACTGAGGTTGAACTATACCGAAAAGCAATTGACCTTTGGGGGATAGACAGCCAGTTTAGCATGCTTTTGGAAGAATGTTGTGAACTCATACACGCCATTCACCGTGAACGGCGTGGCAAGGATACCACAGAGCACGTAGCTGAGGAAATGGCTGATGTGAGTATTTGTATTGAGCAACTCAAAACCCAATTCCCTGAGTCTTTCGCGAGGATACGGCAGGAGAAACTAAACCGATTGGAGAGACTGATTGCCGCCCATTCAGGGGAGAAGTTATGACCTCCCGCCGTGTGAAAGAGGTGCGGGCTTCCGGCGTCAAGCTCACAGAGCGCGAGTTTACCAGCCAGGTATCACAACTTGCAAGGACGCTGGGCTATCAGGTATATCACCCATGGCTTAGCATACACTCAGAGCGCGGCTTCCCTGACCTGGTTATTTGGAAGTACCGCCGCTTTATTCTGGCAGAACTAAAAACAGACACCGGCAAACTGTCGCCGGCGCAGGAAGAGAAACTTGAAGGCCTGAAAGAGTGCGGGTTGGTGGAAGTTTATATCTGGCGTCCTGCACAGTGGGATGAGATAGTCGAAATACTGACAAGGGGTTAAAAAATAAGGAGGTAAAAATGATTAAGGACAATATACAGAATAATGAGCTGTGGAGTAAAAAAGACTTAAAAATTATTGAGGATATTGTAAAGAACAGGGGAGAGAGGGTTTTTACGCAGGAATCACAGGAAGAATTACAGAAGCAATATTTTCCGAATAGAAGCGTTAAAGCAATCGATAATAAAATAATCTTGGCTAGAAAGAAATTAAATATTAGAATTAAAAAACCGAGAGCTGATAAACAGATTGCCCCAAAAGAAGCAATGCTTACTCCAGAAAGAGTATGGCAATGTGTGTTGGAATGGCATGCCAAGGCGGAAGGACGAGACGAAAAAGCCATAATATTAGCCAACACCAATCGCAAACTTGAGGAAGTATTGGCAGAGAATAAACAGTTAAAAACAAAACTTGAGGCAGCTGAGGCGAAGTGTGCCAGACTGAGTTTAGAAAACGACCATAAGGACAATATCATAGCGACACAACAGTTGGCCGTGAGGGGGATAGCTATTTCATACGGAGATTGAAAATGCCAGAAGAAAAATTAACCTTTAAACCCTATCTAGGTGAGAATATTTGAACTCCGTCACCTTGAAGGCAATCGAGAAGCAGCTTGATATTGTCAGAGCTTCAAAGGACGGATGCGGTGAGGTGACGATCCAGATTGTCAAAGGGCGGATAGTCAGGGTAAAAATGCAACTCAGTTTTAACATGGAGGAAGATTTAGCCGAAGTTTCCTAACTAAATAATTCAGGCCGCAGGCATAATTTGCCAAGCCGAGTCGACTAGAGCAAGACGCTCAGTGATTCGGCTTTTTGTTTATAGGAGGGAAAATGCCAAAAGGTCGCATAAAGGGAAGTCATAACAAGCCGAAGCCGAAAGTAGCTGTACGCAGAAATCGTACAGCTGGTAAATGCAAGAGCTGCCACCAGCCGTTAGCAGGCTCACCATGGGGCAAGAAAATAATCTACAAGTGCCTTAACTGGCAGTGCCCTAAATACCGCTGTCCTGTGCCATCCTGTGAGGTGCGGAATGTATAACCGCCTGTGGGACTGCCTCAACCCTGACGACAAAATAATACTCATGCTCTACCAGCGGGCCAATCACAAAAAACACTGGATGCCGCCGGAAGAACTGCAAAGGTCGTCAGTAAAAGTATATTTCTCAGGAAATAATGAGCCGGATCCGGAAACGGTGCGGGTAATGACCGCCACACCGGGACAGGTTCGACACTGGCCGCAGGAGAAAAAGGGTTGAGTCAGGCTATATGCCGGCAATGTGGTGCTGTTTGGGACGAGTGCATATGCTCATCCTGGCCACTTCAGCTAATTGTCTATTCTCGCCATCAGGTGTTTTGCATCCTGCATAATTACTGCAATCTGCCGGTGAGCGACGATCCACAGACCGAGTTGGTGCAGAAGTCACGCAATATCAGCGCTGCTTTTGAGAGTGTGTCTTGTGTGATAGCGGAGATTGAGGCACGGCTGGCGATGTGCGGCGAAGCAGGCGAAGCATTGGTAGACGAGGCGCCACAGGTGGACACAATAGAGCAGTTAAGCAGACCGGCCCGGAGAGCGCTTAATTATTGCTCCGGGTGGCGAAGGCGCAAGGAAAGTTACAAAAAGTGGTGCTGGGAAACTGAGAACACTCGTAAACAAAAAGGGATAAAACAGCCCTTATGCTCTTGACAGTTTATGCGTAACATTGACATTTTACGAACAACTGGTCTAAGATTGTAAGTATAGGGTCGGAAAGTCTGCAAAGACGCCGGCTCTTTTCTATGGTAGAGAGTGCCGCGAGTTGGAGCAATGGTAGCTCACTGGGCCCATAACCCAGAGCCAGCAGTTCGAATCTGCTACTCGCTACCAATCCCCCAGCGTCACTGACAAAGTTGCTTTATTTTGTGACTGATTTTCTTCTGCCATTCTTTCTCTTTTTCTCTTAGCCGCCTGTTTCTCCTCCCGCGGGTGTGGGGTACTCTGTATACGGAGTCTAAAATCCCTTCGTGGCGGTGTCGAGCCAGACCACCAGCCCGCGAACTATTACCAGCGCCCGCCCGGTGTTTTCTCTTTCCACTGGGCGGGACAATTTTAACGAGGCACAAATCACGAAATAAAAATACAGGGAAATCACTATGTTTTCTAAGGGGAATCAATTTGCGGCAAAAAAAGGCGAGGTTCGTAATCCTCGCGGCAGGCCGTCTAATGGCGATTGCCTAACAAGTCTGCTCAAAGCCTATCTCAAAAAGAAGCACATTAACGGCGTTACCAATAAGGACATGATAGCGCAGGCTTTAATTGACGCAGCTGTGAGAGGCAACCTGAAGGCTATCGAGATGGTTTTGAATTATACCGATGGCAAACCTAAGGAATCAGTTGACGTAACCTCAAACGGCCAGCCTATCTCCAAGCCCGTCTTTGTCGTGGCCGACACTGGCACACAGAAGGCGGCTGAGGCTATTATCAGCGAGGCAAGGTAATGTGGAATATAAACTCACCACAATATACCGACATAACGCCGAGGCATATCTTGCCAGACCTCAATACCGCCGCGCTCTGAATGAGGGCGGTACATCATCCAGCAAGACAATCTCCATCCTGCAGCTTTTAATCCATATTAATCAAAGAGTTAAGGTGCCTTTTCTCACCTCGGTTGTCAGCGAGTCGCTACCCCACCTCAAAAGAGGCTGTATTAGAGACTTCCGCAACATCCTGGGTGATGATTTTAACTCTGCTCACTGGAATGCGACTGACCACATCTATACTTGGCCTGACGCGGGGCAGATCGAGTTCTTTGGTGCCGATGAATCAGCTAAGCTGCGTGGTGGCAGAAGGCAATTACTATTCTGCAACGAGTTAAACAATATCCCTTACGAAGCCTTCAAAGAGCTGGACATACGCACGGAGATATTTACCTGGGCTGACTGGAACCCGGTTAGTGAGTTTTACGCACACGAGTATTTAATCGACAAACCTGAGAATTTTTATATCCACTCAACATACCGCGATGCGTTGTGGGTATTGCCTGAGTCCATCGTCAAGAACATCGAATCCAACAAGAACACCGATCCGAATTGGTGGAATGTTTACGGCCTGGGGCGCATAGGTAAAATCGAGGGGCTGGTCTATCCGTACTTCGAGCAAGTAGAACAACTGCCGGCAGGCAATGCTTTTTACGGTATGGACTTCGGATACTCCAACGATCCGACCGCGCTGGTCCGGAATGTTATTTTGGGGGACTCACTCTATTCAGAAGAGCTAATTTATGAGGCAGGTCTGACCAATGACGCCATAGCGCATCGCATGGAAGAGTTGGGAATCAGAAAACATTATGATGAAATATTTGCCGACGCAGCCGAACCCAAGTCCATAGAAGAGATTCACAAGTTCGGATACAACGTTAAAGCCTGCCCGAAAGGCGCTGACTCGGTGGAATTCGGCCATCAAAAACTCAGGCAGTATAAACAACACTGGACTAAATCCAGCCTGAATTGTATCAAAGAGCAGCGAAACTTCAGGTACATTCCTGACAAAGACGGCAAGCTCACAGCCAAAACAACGCACCAATTCAGTCATGGCATGGATAGCAGAAGATACGGCGTTTTGGGTTTAACGGGCGGAACTAAATTCGGCATCCTGGTTACATAGAGGTGGTTATGCAACTACCAACGATATTCAGACAAAAACCAAAAGCAACAGAAGGTTATCGGCTTGGCTCTGGCATGTTTGACATGGCTATCCCGCCGGGTATGAACTACCAGTCTTATCTTGATGCTTATGGCAACGTGGGGTGGTTATTCGGCGCTGTGTCGGTTATCGCTAGTTCTGTGGCGGAAGCGGGCTGGCATTTATACCAACTCAAAGCTGGCGAGAGAGTGGAATTATTTGAACATCCTGCCCTGGAGCTTTTAAAGAAAGTCAACCCATTTCAGACCCGCTATGAGTTTTTCCAACTGCTGGTGATGTATCGCAAGTTGGTGGGAGATAGTTTTATCACCTTGAATTATAACCGCATGGGATATCCAGCCGAGATGTGGCTGGCCTCGCCTTCGTTTATGAAGGTCATTCCTCATCCGACAGAGTTTATTTCACACTATGAGTTTGAGCGTGGTGCCAATAAGGTTCGCTTTGAATGTAACGAAGTCATACGTATCAAAGACCCTAACCCGTCCAATCCTTTAGCTGGGTTAGGTGCAGCTCAGAGTATAGGACTCGACCTGGACTCTGAAAAGAACGCAGCCAGATACCAGAATAAGCTATTTTACAACGACGGTAGACCGGGCTTGATTCTTTCCATCGAAGATAGCGACCCCGGGCCGGAAGCCAAAAAGGAACTCGAACTCTATTGGAACCAAAAGTTTCGCGGTGTCTCTAACGCTTACAAGACCGCCTTCCTGTTTGGCAAGGTAACACCCCACATGATAGCCCTATCCACAAAGGATATGGACTTCAAAGAACTCAGGCGCTATTCCCGCGAAACCATACTGGGTGCTTATCATATACCCGCTTCAATCATGGGCATAACTGAGAATGTCAACAGAGCCAATGCCGAAGCAGGCGAATACACCTTTGCCAAGAGAGTTATCAAGCCTGAACTGACACAAATCAGGGAAGCCTTGAATGAGCAACTTTGCCCCCTGTTTGGTAGCGATATCGAGTTCGACTTTGACGACCCGGTGCCGGCCAACAGAGAGCAGATAGTTAGCGAAACCATGCAGGCGGTTGCTGGCGGCGTGATAACACGCGAAGAAGCCCGCTTGAATCTTGGTTATGACCCCGAACCTGATGGCGGCACGTTCTTGATGCCTTTTAGTGTTACACCTGTCTCAGTAGGCGAGGTGGCCAGCAACCCAAAAGCGCTGAAACATAAATTCTACTCCGACCAGCAGAAAGAAGCCATGTGGCGCTCTTATGTTGGGCAGGCAGAGAAAGACGAGGACAAATTCAAGTCTGTCCTCAAAAAACTATTCACTGACCAAGCCAAAGAGGTAATCTCGAACATAGAGTCATGGCGTGACGGCACATTCAACGAGACTGAGGCTAACGAGCAGTTCCAAAAAGCGCTTACTCCGGCTATTGAGCAGTCATTTAAAACCGGCTGGGCATTTGCCGATTCAACTACACGCAGGCCACTGAAAGCCGATGTGGCGCCACTGACTAATCCCTTGGTGTTAGAGTGGATAATAAACCACGCCTTTGAGCTGGCCAGGGGCCTTAACGACACATCAATCAAAGAATTACGGGTATTGCTGGCAGAGGGTTACGCCCTGGGTGAGTCGATTCCGCAACTAACGCAGCGCATCGAGGGTTATTTCACACTATCCGCATCAAGCAGGGCCGAGATGATAGCACGCACCGAAACTATTAATGCCTCGAATAAGGGCGCTGAGGAACTTTATCGCTCCGAGGGTGTCCAGAAGGTTGAGTGGTACACGGCTTTGGGTGATGAGCGCACCTGTGAAGAATGCGGGGCTTTGCACGGCAATATATATCCTATTTCAGAGGGGCCAAGACCAGCTCTACACCCGAATTGCCGCTGTGTAATATTTGCTTACTTAGACTAAATAACTGTCAAATCATGCACGAAGCCGCTCTAAATGGGCGGCTTAACTATTTCAGGAGGTTAGAGTGTCTACTACTTTTATGCTCAATAAGATTATTACCTGCGAAGTCAAAGAAGTTGCTCCGCGTGTCCTCGAGTTTATCGGCTCTACAGAATCCAAAGACAGGCAGACCGATATTATCAAAGCCTCAGGATGGGTGCTGGACAATTACAACAAAAATCCAGTGTTCATGTGGGCTCACGACTATTCGCAACCCCCTATCGGCAAAGCGGTGAAGGTGTGGATACAGGACAAAAAACTCATGTTCCATATCGAGTTTGCAGATAAAGATACTTACGAATTCGCCGATACTATCTATCGGCTTTACAAAGGCGGCTTCCTGCGGGCTGTGTCTGTCGGCTTTACGCCTCGTAACTGGGAGGGTAAGACAGGTGAAAACGACACGCCAAGGTGGGGAGGCAATGTATTCACTGAGCAGGAGCTGCTGGAATTATCCGCCTGCCCGGTACCGGCTAATCCTGACGCGCTGGAATCAGCGAAACAAAAGAGAATCATAAACGCCAAAGAGTTCAGGGCACTAAAGGCTCTTAACGACCTGATGCTAGAAGAAGAACATGACAAGGTAGAGCCAGAGATTAAACACGAACCAAAACCAGTCAGCCAGGAAGCCTTAAAAGATGAAATGGATTACTGCATCTCTATATTGAATGAGGTGGGTATATCCGAAATTACCAGGGGTATGGCTCTCAAACTGCATGAAACACTTAGTCGCTTGACAGGCTGCGACAAGCCTGAAGATATAAAGTCCGGTATCCAATTACTCGATAGTGATGGGACTGTTATTAACCTGACAAATGTCCCTGTCGCTGACATGACCGAGCCACAACCTGCCGAATCCCTGTCTGAGCAGGATAAACACATGGTGGCAGAATTAATAGCACAAACGATAGACAGGGTAATAAAAAATAGGAGTAAATAAATGCCTTTAACTAAAGAAGACTTGGAACAGATCGGCGGCATAGCTGCAGAAGCCGCAACTAAAGCCATGTCCGATCCTGTTCGCAAATTCACCCCGGCTGTCGGAGTCACTATGGACGAGATGGACAAAAAGATATCCGACCCAAGGGGCGGGTTTAAGTCCTTTGGCCATTACCTGACGGACCTGGTAAAGGTAGAGACAGACAATCATCCTAGCGAAGCACTGCTCAACTGGAAGACTGTCTGCAAGACTGCCGGGTACATGGAAGAGGGCGACCTTGCACAAGGCGGATATACCGTTCCTGAGGAATTCTCAAATAAAATCATAGAGAAGTCCCTCGAAGAGTCGATTGTTAAGCCACGGGCGCAGTTTCAGCCCATGGCCTCAAACCGCATCACCATTCCTGCTGACGTAGATACAGACCACAGTTCGAACTACTTCGGCGGAATCACACTGTATAGACCAGGAGAGGGCGGGCTAAAGACTGCTAAAAACCCGACGTTCGAAAAGATAGCGCTTACCCTGCATAAATTAGTCGGGTTATGCCATGTAACCGATGAACTTTTAGAGGATAGCGCCATCGCGCTGGAAGCTAACCTGACCCGCAAATTCTCGCAGTCGATTGCTTTTGTTGAAGATGATGACTATCTAAACGGCACTGGCGCTAATATGCCGCTGGGTGCTCTCCATTCAAGCAACCCCAGCATAGTCACTGTTACTGCCGTTACCGGGCAGGGTGCGTCTACTGTTATAGCAGAGAACATCATGGGCATATGGGCGCGCATGTACCCGCAGGGTCGGAATAAGGCCATCTGGCTGGCCAACCCCGACTGCACTACACAACTAATGTCTATGGTACTGCCTGTTGGTACAGGCGGTGTTCCTATCTGGATGCCCGCTGGCGGGCTGGCCAATTCACCTTACGAAACATTAATGGGTAGACCTCTTATCTATACCGAGAAATGCCAGGCGATAGGTACAGCCGGGGACATCGCGCTATGCGACTTCTCCCAGTACATCATCGGTGGCAGGGCCGGAAATAGCGGAATCAAGTTTGCGACCTCAATGCACTTCAAGTTCGACTACGATGAGCAATCATTCCGCTTCGTCTTGAGATATGACGGCTCACCCACATGGACCTCAACCTTAACCCCCAAACGGGGCAGCAACACCTACTCTCCGTTCGTCGTGCTGTCCTCGACCAGAACCTAGTAAACGGAGGATATAAGAGATGTTCAGTCAAGAAAACGGGATTATTCAATTAGTGGTATCAGGTTACGACTCCAATGCAGCTGTAGAATTCGAAAGCTTTCAGATGAAGGGTTACGACGAATGCTGTATTGCTATCATGTTCAGTGATTCGCTAACAGGCGATAATGTTCTGACTGTTGAATGCGGTGCTACCGATTCGGCAGATACCTCAGACATGACCTTCCACTACAGACTCGGTAGCGCGGTAAACCAACTCACCAGTGCAGATGTCTATGCTGCCGATGCAACAGCATCGACACTTTCACTCGTTGCAGCCACCTATCAGGGCAAGACTTTACTGATAGAGTTCAATGCAGAAGACCTGCCTACTTCCGGCACGACTGTCTACGACTGGGTAACAGTTGACCTAGACGGAGCCGCTACTGGCACGTCTTTGATTTCTGCAGTGGCCATTCTTTCTAAACCCCGCATCGCTAAGGCAGTAATGCCAACTGCGATTAGCTAAGATGAACGCAATTAAAGAAGGGGAGACTAAAAATCTCCCCTTTCCCATTAGAGACACAATGCTTCATTCACCCCCTAAATCTAAAACTAGAGGGCGAACCACGCCAAATAAGCGCAACAAAAAGCGCATGGAGGAATTAAATGCCTGCAACACAAGTTGCTTCAAGATGGTCTAGTGGTAACCTTATATTCCACGAAAAAAACTATATGAGTGATGCCTATAATGTGCTCACCCTGGCTCCTGGCGCTGTTTCTGTAGGCAACGCTTCAAATGATGTAGATTTTACCGTCTACACCACAGGTTCAGGCTACTTCAAGATTGACTATGGTGCCGCTACGATGACGGTATCTGGGGTTGATGTAACGGTAACCGGAGACCTGACAATCGGCACTGAGGATTTAGCCCTCGGTGATAGCTGCTCCCTTGAATTTGGGGATGCTGCGGACGTTGCAATCACATGGAACGCTACTAACTTAGCAATAATCCCCGCAGCAGATAATACAGGCGAGGTCCAGTTTGGTAATGACGGCACCAAGTCCATGAATGTCCGGTTCTATGGTGCGACGGCTAACTACAACGTGCTGTGGGACATGGACGGTGGCACTAACGGCTCATGGCTGTTCGGTGCTGATACCTATGGTGTGACCGTATCCATGTACGGTATCACCACAGGGTGCGGCGTCTTCTGGGTTCCAAGTGGCGACTCCAATAATGGCACTCTTTCCCTCGGCGCTTCCGGGGGCTCTAAGGGTGTTGACCTGTATGCCTATGGCGCAACCAACGGCAACTACCTGCAATGGGACCAGTCGGCTAATAAACTGCTACTGGTCGGTACCTCATCTGTTCTGGATATTTCAGGTACAACCGCATCAACCTCAACAAGCTCTGGTGCCGTAATAATTGATGGTGGTGTCGGTATAGCCGGAGCCCTGTTTGGAACTACAGTCGGTTTATCCGGTGCGCTTACCGTTACCCCAACTGCCGCCGGCACATTCCTCGACTTTGTGCTGGAGACTGAATGGGTATCGGGAACCTTAATTAACGCTGACTTTGCCGGCTCTACTACCCTTACAGGTGCTGTTGTCGGTGTTAATCTCGACTTCGGAACTAATATTGTCGTTACCTCGGAGCAGTCGGTTAAGGCTCTTGATATTAACCTGCCTCAAATGACGGTTGATGCTGCAAGCCCGACTGTAAAGGGTATCGAAATTACGGCCACTGGTGCGATTGCACAAACTACAAGTGGCACAACCACCTGGAATGGCATCGACATAACCATGCCGAATACCACCCAAACGGCTGGTACAGTTACCGTAAATGGCATCAAGGTAACTTCCGGCACCGTTACTTCTGGAACGCAAAACTGTATCAACATTGCCTCTACCGCGCTCTCTAATGGCATTGCCTTTACAGGAACGGTGGCTAAAGGTATCAACTTCGCTGGTGCAACCCCTGCCTTTGCTGATGACGATGATGCCTTTATTGCCATCGGCACATGGAACGATGCCTTTACCGTCACTGGGCAGACGGCACATTTCGTGCCCATTCAGGTAAATCTTTTAAGTTCTTCAACCACAGCGCACGATATTGCCGCCGCGAGGTTCCGTGTAAACACCGGCGCAGCTAATACCGCGACCTCTGTCAACTGCTTGGAACTCAGACAGGCGCTATCGTATAACGTAGCTGCTTGCGCCACAGTCCAGGCGAGTATGACCGTCTCCGATGCCGTAGAGGTTCAGTCAGGAGAGGCCCTGGTGGCTTACTTTGCTTTCGATGGTGCAAGCGCCATGACAAACATAAGTGGGAATCCCACCATAGCGATTGCGGAGTTTAAGTTAAATAACACCGGGACAACTCTGACCGATATGGTAATTCTAGAGTCAGTCAATACCACAACCTGTGTAAATATGCTGCGATTGAAAAGCAACGATGGCACCGTCTCTAACATGGTACAGCTTTACGGTGGCGATAATGTTGCATCCTTCATCGACTTCAAGGCTGGAACAGGTACAACGACACTGGTCAAAACGGGAACAGCAAGCGGAACAACTGTTCAACTCACAGTTAGCATTGATGGGACTCCGTATTACCTCAATGCCTATCCTACCCAAAATTAACTATAAATGGCTTCCGGGGGGATTGAGCCTTATCAGTCCCCTTTTAATTTTAGGAGGCAACTATGGGCGCAAAACTCAGAATTGAAAAAGATACCATGATAATCGAGGAAGGCGAGGATAGCCTAGTAAGTAAGTTGGTGCAAGGTTGCGAGGGCAAACTCACGGTTCGAGGTCGAAAAATCAAGACCGTTAAGGATAAAAACGGGAAAGTCATCGGGAAAAATAAAGAAAAGAAAGAGGATAAATAGTGAAGCTTAGTGTATTCGACAGACTCATCCTGCTCAATATCTTACCCAAAGAAGGCGACTTTACCACACTTAAAATCATGCGGAAAATGAAAGAGGATCTATCTTTCAGTGAGGAAGAGCACAAGGCACTATCATTCAAGACCGGGGATAACGGGGCAGTTTCATGGAAGACTGAAGGTGATACCAATAAGGAAATCAACTTCGGGGAAAAAGCTACTGACCTCATTGTGGAAACACTTAAGAAATTAGATAAAGATAAGAAACTCAAAGAAGAACATTACTCCTTGTTTGAAAAGTTTGTAGGAGGCTAAGTATGGCTAGAGCAAGCAACGTGGGCTGGCAATCAGTTTTAATGGACATAGACCTGACAGCACAATATTCAGGAGAAGATATAGACCGAACATCTGCGCTGGTCGATTTGGGGCGGGAATGTTCGGGCGTGACAATCTATATCCCGACAATAGACTCCGCTGCTGTTTCGTTACTCGTGCAAATGGACAGCGCAATCGCCACTGTGCCGTATGCTCTCCATTACCGCCAAACTTCGGACAATGCGACAGCTCAATGGGTAACCACGGCGGGCACGGGCGGCGTCTATATTCATTGTGACTGTCTGGGTGCTATCCGCTATTTCAGGATATACACAGGTGCTAACCAAACAGCAGATAGGACATTTTACGTTTTAGGCACGGTCTAACATGGCTACTGGTGACGAAATCAAGTCATGGATAAAGGCAGCTAAGGAAACTCCGCCAGTGCCTGTTACTGATTGTCCTAATTGCGGGTGGACGATAGAGCAGACGGACAATGGTTTACATTGTCCATTTTGCGGTTGGAGTAGTAAGTAATGACCACGTTTAAGACACCGAAAAACTGGGTAGCATCTACCCTGGCTGCTGCGATTGGGGTTGGTGATTTATCTATAACGGTGGCAACGGGAGAAGGCAGTCTTTTCGGTGCATCTTTTCCGATGACGCTGGTAATTGATTATAACCTGCCCTCCAGTAGAGAAATTGTGCTGGCTACTGCTCGAACAGGCGATGTGATAGATATTACCAGAGCGCAGGAAGGCACATCTGCCGCCACGCACACCATAGGTGCAGCAGTTCGTTGCAACCTCACTGCTGGCCAGATTACAGATTTACATACAGCCATTAATGCCGTTGAGGGGTTTGTGGGTAGCGATGGAGAAATACACTTAACCCCTAAAGTTTCTTCTTCCAGTAGTGCGGAAGGCACTATTTTTTATGACTCAGATGATGATCATGTTTATGTCGGAACGGAGTAGAAAATGGAAATTACAGTATGGCTAAATGACCAAAGCAAAATCTTTATCGGCGGTGATCCCGAAAAAGGGCAGAAGCCATTGATCACAGTGGGAGCGAAAGCGCCGCAAATACTAATCAGCGAAGAGAAAAATAAAATCGTTATAGTAGAAACTACAACTAAATAATGGAGGTTTAATATGGCTGTTACATGGAAGAAAATCGCTTACGAGGATGATGTCATTACCAAGGCAACGATGACAGCAAAGGGTGATTTAATCACTTCTTCGGCAGCGTCTACCCCTGCTGTACTGGCGATAGGGACAGACGGTTATATTCTATCTGTCGCCACCGATACCCCCGGATGGATTGATCCTGCAACTTTGTCGGTGGCGCTACACGCAGCTACCCACAAAAGTGGACAAGCCGATGCGATTCTATTGCATGAATTTGGTGCACCGACTGGGGCGGTAGACTGCAATGGGCAGCAATTCACCGACTTAGTGCTGCATACGTCAGCAGATGCGCCAGCCGCTCCAGTGCTGGGTAAAATCTATTACGATACGGACACTTATTTATATGTCTGTACTAGCGCAGCCTAAAAGACCTTTAGCCCTGAAAAAGCAGGATGACCTCATGGGCCAGATGTATAACGAACTGGCTGGTGTCATTGATAAGTATGCTGTGCAACTCGACTTAGGTAATGCGCTGCTGGTGGTAGGGCATTTGGAGCGGATGCTTGAAAAGGCTTTTGATAATACGAGGCCTAAAACAGCTGATGTGTTACCACCCAAACCAAAGGGGGAATAAATGGCTGTTATCTGGAAAAAGATAGCTTACGAAGACGATATCATCACCAAAGCTCTTTTAACGGAGCAGGGTGATATTATCTATGCCGGTGCAGCCTCTACCCCAGCGGCTTTGGCACACGGAACAGCAGGCGACTTGTTAAAATCAGGTGGCCACGCTGCTAATCCGGCATGGCAGACACTGGCAGCTACATTGACAGCTATGCTGGCAGCTACTCTGGCTGAAAATGACATCATACAGCTGGAAGAGCTTTTATCCGCTGACGCTAAATATTCCGGCATTGCCTGCAATGGAGTATATGGAGCCACACATGCTTACGGAGACCTGCTCTATCTAAACAATGATGACGGCAGGTGGGAACTAGCTGACGCTGATGCAGAGGCTACTTGCTCGTCACAACTTGGTATTGCACTCGAAGCTGGCAACGATGGCGATACTAAGAAGGTTTTTCTTTATGGATATATCAGAGAAGATGATTGGAACTGGACGACTGTTGGTGCACCTTTGTTTGTGCATACTACCGATGGGGATATGGTAGAAACAGCTCCAAGTGCTGCTGCCGATATTATTCGGGTGGTTGGCTATGTCAAGGATGCCAACAGTATATTTTTCAATCCTGGACCAGACTGGTTTGAGCATGCATAGGATGAATATATGACTACACAACTACTGTTTGGAGGCATATATAGCAACTCACCCAGCAACTCAGTAGCATCATATAACTCATTAGCAAACTATGGGACTACTTGGGGTGCTGAAGACTACTATCGTAAACAAGTTATTCCTACTGGAGGAACCTTATCAAGCTGGTATATTAAACTAGCCGCTGCCCCTGGTGCTGGTAAGTCTTTTGTCTTTACAGTCAGGTTAAATGGTGTAAGCGCAGCATTAACTATCACCAAATCAGATGCGGCAACTACTGGTGCAGATATTACACACTCAGTAGCAGTAGTTGCTGGTGACATAGTTGATATTCTAGCAACACCAAGTGGCACTCCTTCAGCATCCACTATCCCCACTTGGACTATGGTATTTACACCTACCATAGATAATGAAAATATAATTTTAAGTAGAGGCTACTGCTATAACGGTGGTACTAGGTACTATGCTGCACAAGGTGGTCGCAACGGCGGAAGCGAATATGTCAGTGTAAATCCTATTCCTTGCGCAGGAACGGCTAAAAAGCTCTATGTAGATATGGCAGCAGATGCGGGGGCAGCCCCTGATGCTTATACATTTGCGCTAATGAAGAATGGCGCAGGGTCAGCTCTAACTACGTCAGTTGTGGCTGATAACACTACAGGGAATGATACTGCCCACACAGTAGACCTAGCAGCAGGTGACACACTATGTATATCTATTGTGCCAGTGAGCTCCCCTGCTGTTACAGGACAGATAGCCGCAATAAGTTGGGTATTTCTAAGTACAACTGCGAATGAATCTTTTGTACTCGGTGCAGACTCACTTAATAAACCCAATGTAGGTACTACTGAATATGTACCCTTGCATGATACGGAATATGACTGGAGCGCTACTGAAGCCAATCGTCTTTCTGGTGGATGTCAGACACCTTATAAGCTAAAAAACTTCTATGTTAAGTTTTCGTCTGCTCCTAGTGGAAACTATACACTCAATGTCCGTGGCGGAGGAAATAATACTGGAATAACAGTTACTATTCTGTCAGGCAACACAGCAGGAAACGACACTGCTCATACTTATGACCTTGTAGACTACCAAACAATGTCTGTATCGTGTTTAGCAGCGGGCTCTGCTATTAGAGTAATGTTTGGTATATGTGTCTACACGGCTCCTGCTGGTTGGACAAACATAGGCAAGATAAATGGGATAGCTGCGACTTCAATAGCAAAGGTCAATGGGATAGCTGTAGCAAGTATAGCAAAAGTCAATGGGGTGGCGGTATGACGCAGGCTTTATTCGGCAGGACTTTTATCGGCAGTGGTTTATTCGGTGGGGAAGCTGAGCCTACTGCTCCATCCGTTAGTGGGATAGATGTCGCCATCGGGGATAGAAGTCAGGCTAGTGCAATATCTTCTCGGAGCAAAGATAGCCGCTACCCTGATACTTCCCAAGATGAGCTTATTGCCGGCAGAAGTCAGAATACGGTTTATCCCGATAGGAATATCGGATAGGGGGCATTATGGCCAATACAGAGAATTTTACAGTAACAAAAGGCTCTTACGGATATAACCTCAATTTTACACTGAAGGACAGCGCCGGGACAGCCCGAAACATGACGGGATATTCGGCTAAACTTCAGGTATGGGCTCCGCTTGCCCCCGGGACTTTGCTTATTGATTCAGCCTGTTCGTGGACTGATATTACTGCCGGAACACTTTATTACACCGTGACCAACACCAATTTTACCAGTGTTGGTGTTTATCAGTACTGTATCAAGGCATACACAGATACCATTGTGGATCTTGCCCTGTCCGGTTTTATCACTGTTACCCAATATGGTGGAAACTACTGCACACTGGAAGAGATTAAATCGGAATTGAATATAGACGACAACGACGAAGACGACATTATCCAGCGCATGATAATCCAATCCAAATCTGCTATTGATGATTACTGCCACAGGAAGTTCGACACTGAGACTGCTACTAAATATTATGACGGCGACTCTGTCCTGTTTATCGATGATTTGGTAAGTGTCACCACTTTACAACTGGACGAGGACGGGGATGGTACTTATGAGGCAACGCTGGCCACAACGGATTATATTCTGTATCCACGCAATGAATACCCTAAGACATATATCAAGATAAATCCTAACGGGAATTATGGAGGATTTGCCTCTGACATCCTGGACGGCGTAAAGATTATCGGCACATGGGGTTATGCCTCGACTGTCCCTGAGCCTGTCAGGCGGGCCGCGATTATTCAAACCTGCCGATACTTCAAACGGCGCGAGAGTGCATATGCTGATGTTATAGGGAGCGCCGAAACTGGCACCATGACCGTCTATAAGGGGCTCGATCCTGATGTGGAACTCCTGTTGAATAATCCCTACAGGAAAACAAGGATAGGCTAATGACCGAAAGTACCGTCTTAATCAAAGGGCTGGAGCAAATAGTAAAAGGCTTGGAATCCGAGGCTCCGAAAAGGGCTATCCATGACAACCTGACGGATGTGACGCTGAAAGTAGAGGCCAAAGCCAAAAAAAGCACAGTCGTCGATACCGGCAGGTTAAGGGCCAGTATCACTCACAAGATAGGTGAACAGTCGGCCATAATCGGAACTAATGTAAATTATGCTGGGTTTATTGAATATGGCACCAGTAAGATGAAAGCCCGCCATATGGAAGGCTCGACTAAAGTACTGGGTGTCGGCATGTTCGCCCACACAGTCAATACTATTCAGCCTGAAATAGAAGGCTATGAACTGAAGGTAGTAAGGCAGGTAGAGCAGGAGGCCATAGGAGAATGACATGGGTATAGAATCCATCGGTACGGGCTTAAAGACAGTCCTGAGCGCAATCTCAGGACTGCGTGTTTTTGCCCCCAGTGAATTGCCGGACTCAGTGAATGATTTGCCATGCGCCTTGATTCTGCTGGGCGAGACAGACTATAACGCTGATTTCAGTGATAATCACGACCTGAATTTTAGAATATTGATACTCCTGGCAAAACAGGACGCACCCTCGGCATTTAATAAGATCATTGATTATATCGAACCAACCGGGAGCAGTTCTATCCTGGCAACCATTGAGGCGGATCTGACTCTCTCTTCTACTTGTGACACTTGTAAGGTGGTCAAGAATCTAGGAATCGGTGCTACAAACTGGGGTGGCATAACCTATCTCTCCACTGAATTCGAGATAGCGATATACGCTTAACACTTAACTCTCTTAACTCTTAGCGGCTTAACAGGCCGCTTTTTTATTTCTCAAAAAATAATTAGGAGGCATATATGGCAAGACTGGTTGGAACAGCAGGACAGGTTACAGTCGCCGCCGCGGAAGTTGTTGGTATTAAATCATGGAAGATAGACCACACTTTCGACACTTTAGACACGACAGGGTTCGATTCTAGCGGGCATCGGTATTTCTTACCTGGAATCGATACTTGGTCAGGCAGCTTCGAGGGCTACAAGGACGGCGCACCACTTACTATCGGAACAGAAATTGCCCTGGTGCTGAAGCAATCCGCAACCTCGACACAGAAATATACAGGTCAGGCGATTATCACAGGTGCGCACCCCTCTGTCAGCGTGGATGGCTTAAATACCATCTCATACGACTTTCAGGGCACCGCCGCTTTAACAATAGCGACAGCTTAGGAGTGAAGCATGGCTAGATTAGCAGGTAAAACAGGCAATGTATATGTTGGTGTAACCACAATCGAGGACTGCGAGGACGTCTGGAACGAACAGGTTGACGCCGATGTAACCGCCTCTCTCGATACGTCAGACTATAAAGTCGGTTCAGGCTCGGCGAAATTCATCTGCGCTGCAGGAATAGCCAACGGAGACATAGTCGCCTCTGAAGCTATATCTTCAACCGATCTGACGGGTTGCACTGCTGTCATGTTCTGGGCAAAATCCACAGTCAACATTACGACAGCCGGAGACTTGCAGCTCTTAATCGACGAGGATGCTTTATGCGCAAACCCGCTGGCTCTGGATATTCCAGCTCTGGTAGCGAATACGTGGAAGTTCTGCCGCATTACGGCTGATTTTACCGATTACAATGCGGCCATATCTGTCGGTCTTAAATTGACAGCCAATGACCCCGGCGCTTTTACCCTCAATATAGACCACATTCAGGCTGCTAAAGCCGTCGCCGGTATCAAGAGTTGGAAGATCGACCAGATCGTTGATGTGGTTGACACGACAGGATTCGATTCATCCAGCCACAGGACGTTTCTGCCGGTGCTTCATGGATGGTCTGGCTCCTTTGAGGGGTATAAAGATGGCGCGCCGCTTACCCATGGCTCTGTTGTTGGTTTGGAATTACAGCAATCAGCTACCGCCACACAGCAATATCGAGGCACCGCGATTATTACAGGCGCTCATCCCAGCGTGTCGGTTGATGGTCTGAATCTCATCTCATACGACTTTCAGGGTGTCGGCCCGATTGAAATAGCCACTGCGTAAAGGACAAAGATGTTAGATAAACTCCCCATAAAAACAAAGACTTTTTTGGTCACGGGGGAATACGAGGGCTGGCAGTTTGAGGCCCGCGTCAATCCGCCCATTGGATTATTCCTCGAAAAGATAGAAGCACTGCAAACATCAGATACGAGCAACCCCGCTAAAGTAGCCCCTGCTGTTTACGACTTGCTTAACCTGGTAGTAATCAAGTGGAACTTCAAAGATGAATCGGGGAATGAATTACCTGCTGGGGTGGATGGACTGAAGCGCTTGCCCTTCGACCTTCTGCTCCTGATGTGTGAGGCCATAAAAGGGGAAGCATTTACGGTCCCTTTAGCACCGGGGAGCAGCTAGACGAGGCGCTGGCTCCCGATTCAAACACCTGGCAACCTCGGCAGTATGTGATTGGCAGGCTGTGCGAGAGATTCCACTGTCTGCCTTCCCAATTGGAGAATGAGTCCATCGAGATTATCCAGATAGCCAAATTGCTGGATATGGGCGATAAATTGTTGGAGAGATACTATGGCCAGTCAAGGTAAAGTTGAAATCATTGTTCAGGGCAAAGATGAGGCCAGTAAGGTCTTATCCGGTATCGGCAAATCAGCTGAGGACATGAGCAAGAAGCTGGCTAACGTCGGCAAAGTTATGATGGGCGCAGGGCTGGGTATAGTGACGGCCCTTGGCGGAGCTGCTAAAGCTGCTGAAGATGAGCGTATAAATGTAATGCGGCTTACATCTGTCCTGGATAATGTCGGCGTGTCTTATGACAGTGTAAGTGACAGCCTTGAAAGAAACATCGAGGCAACCACGAGAAAAACCGGCGTAGCAGATGACGCGCAAAGAAACGCTTTATCCGAGCTTATTATCACTACTGGCGATTATCAGAAAGCGCTTGACCTGCTGCCTTTAGCGCTGGACTTTGCGGCGGCTAAGCAGATGGATGTTAGCACATCTGCTGAACTCATCGGCAAGGTAGCTCAGGGTAACTATGGCATACTTTCGCGTTACGGTATCGTACTTGACGCAGATGCTACCGCCGCCGAGGCACTGGCAGCCATGCAGGAAAAAGTTAAAGGCTCTGCCGAGAAGATGGCCTCACCCTTGGATATCCTAAAGACCTCATTTGACAATATGAAAGAGCAGATTGGAGCTGCTGTCTTGCCGGCATTCACTGATTTTGTGGGGAAGGCCACAGAAATTATAGGCAAGATAACTGATTGGGCTAAAGAAAATCCCAAAGTAGTAGAAACACTGCTAAAAATTGGCGTGGTTCTGGCTACGGGTGGCGCGATACTGATGGGAATAAGTTCGTTGTCCAGAGCCATTATCAGTGTGAATGCTGCCCTGACCATCATGAAAGCCTTGTCCGGGCCTTCCGGATGGGCGCAATTAGCGATAGGTGCAGGGGTAGCGGCGGCCTCAATTATAGCCATGAATAAGCTCATGACGGACGCCACTGGCGAGGATACATCATCAAAGAGAGAGCGCATGGCAGCTCTTGACGCCGATTACAAATCGGGAAAGATATCGTATGACGATTACTATGAAAAGCTATCATCCGGCAATTACCAGCACGGGGGGACTGTCCCTGGGCCGTTGGGAAAGCCTGTTCCTGTCATAGCGCATGGTGGTGAGAGGTTTCTCGGCACACAGAACAGTGGCAGTGGCGGCGGTGTGTCTATTAATGTCGGAACTCTTTTGGGTGACGAAACATCCCTGCGCTCTTTTGCCCGCAAGGTGAAACAAATCATCGGTGAGGATGATAGGCGTAATGCTTTTGGCGGAGTGAACTCTGGCTACTATTTCGGCAGGAGCAGCGTCTAATGACTATCACTTATGAGATTTGTGTTGATTGGGACATGACCGACTGGGCTGCCACACCGGATTTTACAGGAACTTATGACAATATCTCTAACGATGTGCAGACAATAAGCTGGAGCAGGGGCAAAGAGGTTGAGGCGGGGAACGCTCCGGCGGCTACCCTTGAAATCAGGATGAAGCCCGGACTTGTTTCAAAGTATTCTCCTGTTAATTCCGCAGGTGTGCTTTACGGGAAGATTTTACCCTGGCGCATTATACGAGTGAGAGGAACTTATGACGGCGGTTCCACTTACTACAATGTGTTTCTCGGATTTATCTCAAAATACACTATCGACCCTCATCCCGAAAGAAAGTCGGTGTCAATTTATTGCACTGACGGCACGGATTTACTGGCGAGGCAGATTGTGGAACAGGACTATGAAAATCGTTCTGTAATGACCGAGGCTGAGGCTATGGAGTCGTTGCTTAATTCCGCAGGGTGGAGCAGCTCGCGCCGGGACTTGGGTTCAGGCGGCGACCTGAAATATCCGGCTGTAGCCGAATACGGGGGGATTTAATTGTCTACTGTAATTACAGACTTTGCGGGGTTGCAGGCCGTGGGCAGTGGTCTATCGGGCAGCTATGAGCTTGGAGCCGATATCGACTGCACGGGGGAAACGCTCACACCCATCGGGACTTACCTTGCACCATTCACAGGCAAGTTTTACGGCAAGGGTTACACTATCTCCAACCTTGTCGCTACCGGCACTCTGGACGCGGTGGGGTTGTTCGGCGCCATTGATGGGGTTGCTGCAGTTAACGGAGTGTCGGTCACAGGACTTACCCTTAATATATCCACCGCTACTCCGAATTATGTCGGCGGGCTTATTGGTTGGATAAATGCAGGCACAGTCACCAACTGCAATATCACAGGTGCTATTACCAATGGCGCTACAGGCTCGAACTATACCGGAGGCTTCGTGGGATTCCAATGGGCGGGTACTATTTCAAGATGTTGGGCCGATGTAAGCGTTGTGACCAGCGGCACTTATAGCTCCGGTGTCGGTGGATTTGTGGCCTCGAATTATAACGGCACCATCGAAAAATGTTACAGCCTGGGCAGTGTAAGTATCACAGATACTAACGAATACACTCCCGGGGGATTCGCGGGTCTTGTCGGTGCGGGGGGAGGAACGCGCAACCCGATAATAAGAAACTGTTATTGCCGCGGGGCATGTTCTGATTACAACTCATCCGGTGCGGCTGCCGGATTCGTCAACACAGTGGGCGCGGGCAGGATAGAAAACTGCTATTCCACAGGTGCGGTAAATACAGCCGGCGGCGGGTTTTGCCAGACAAATAACGCCACGGTTTTACGCTGCAAGTGGGACGTCCAGACATCCGGGCAGTCTGAGAGTTATGGTGACGGATTAGGTTTATCCACTGCCACTATGAAGTTTCAATCATCCTTTGCCGGGTGGGACTTTAAGGATATATGGGGAATAAGCCCATCTCGGAATGACGGATATCCCGACTTTACCATCGCCCAGGCATCAGGTTTAAAAGCCACCGACATAGTTACCCTTGAGGCTGTGAGAAACCTCGAAATGACCACGATGGGCAGGTTCTACATTGACGAGCAGGGCAATGCCAAATACGAGTCACGGTTTGCGAGGAACGCATGAGTGTAGCGACCTTCGACAACACAATGAAATACATCACCCTGGAGTTTGACGACAGGGAAATATACAACGACATCCGCAGCCAAATAGATATAACAGCGACAACTGTAGTCACTGATTCACCGGAGCAATACGCCAACAAAGACGCCTTCGACATGAAAGAGGGTATTGTGCCGCCAAGCGGATCAACCACAATTACACTGCATCCATCTGCCGGCGACATAGCAGAAACATGGATATCGCAATCTGCCGAAGGCTATCATATCTTAGGTGTCTGGAATCCTAACGCCGATCCGCCTGAACTTGCCTGGGGCAATCAGGCAGGGATATGGCATGTTGAAGTTTTTTCTTTGCAGGTAACCGTAAACTCTTCATCATCGGACTTTATTGATTTAACTCTTACCAATACAACCAGTTATGAAATAGCGGGTGTAGCCGCTACAGCTATATACCGTTATCTTTCGATGGATGCAGCGACACACGAAGAAACCGGCACCAAGACCTTAACGGTGCGTGAATTAGACGAAACCAGCAAGAAGCTATTTGGTCGCCGTGTCATGAATCTCGTCTGGCCGCTGGGGCAGACACAAGAGCAGACGGTGTCATTGGCACAGGCTTACAAGGCCAGATTAAAAGACCCTGTTCCCCGATTAAGCATGACGGTTCAGGGCAAGACAGACGACCTTATAACACAGATATTCACCCGCAAGATTAGCGACTTGATTACCGTAATCAATACCGACCTTGGGCTGAATGCGGATTGCTATATCAATGCTATCAATATTTACCACGATCCATTCGGACTTTTGACGGCTGAGTGGACGCTTGAAATCCAGCGGACAATGGAATCCGTGGTGATATTTAAAATCAGCACGGCGTCATACAACGGCAGCGCAATAGATGGCACTGACTGCATCTGGTATTAGGAGGACATCATGGCGTGGACGACACCCAAAACATGGACGGGCGGAGCAGGTGTATATCTTCTCTCGACAGACCTGAATACTCATGTACGTGATAATCTGGAATTTCTTAAAACCAACATAGACCTCGAAGCCGCAGCCGCGCTCACTATTGCTACAGGCGCAGTTACAGCCACGCAGGCTTATCACAAATTAGCAGGAGAGGGTGCAGCAGCAGACGACCTTGACACCATAAGCGGTGGTTCTGAGGGCGATGTGTTATTCATCAGGCCGAACGGGCAGGCTATCACATTGAAGGACGGCACGGGTAACCTCGATCTGAACGGCGATATCCTGCTCAATTCAGACGATGACCATATAGCCTTGATTTATGGCAGTGACAGCGCATGGCACCCCGTCGCTGCACCCCGGACGGCTATGACATTCATGGTCAATAATTTTTTGTGTCCAGCACCCGGGACCGACTGGACGCCCTGCGCGACCGGCGCAACCCTGGCGGCTGAAAAGTCTGCTAAGAAATGCTGGATGCCGCTGGACTTCCTGAAAATAGGGGATATTGTCGTCTCTTATAAATTAGTCGGTGATGTGATAGAGGCAGCAACCGCTACACTGGACTGTAAACTAGTTCAGATAAATAAAGCAGATCCGCTAACCACTACTGATATTACCGATGGGGCAATATCTCAGATAACAGCAGATGGGAACTTCGACTCTGCCGCAAACCCGACAGATACCACCGTTGCAACCGACAAGCAATATAACCTCGAACTATTAGGTACTACCGGCGCAGGCGACACTATTAATGTGGCAGGCGCAGAGATTCTAATTTACAGATTGGCATAGGAGGCTTTATGGCGATTAACTATTCAGGCTGGGGCGAAGAGCTTACAAAGGTAGTCAGCAAAATTGGCGAGGTTGGCTTTACCGCTATTCTCCTGTCGTATATCGTGGCCTGCTGGTGGAATGATATGGAGCCGAATACGCTGGCATGGGCCGGGCTCGGCGTGTTCGGTGCCAATTTCGGTGTGAAGAAAGTCACCAGCATTCTTTCGTCAAAAACCACGCCGCTTCCTGCTGCAACAAAGGTAATAAATGTCACACCGCCCAGTGGTGCGGTTTAAATCGATTTTTAACAGGCATAACTGAGAATAAAGGCGCACTACAATCGAATTCTAGCAGCTGCTGGAGGTATCCGCTTATGATTCATCGTCTTAAATCCCTGCTGTGTCAGATTGGTTGGCATGCTTGGCGGGAACTGCCCTATGACAATGGGATATGGCGGGCAGTTATTTGTCAGCGATGTTCCACGACCCGGCAGGACAGAATTGTATGACCTGGCTGGACTCTTTGCTTGACTGGATAGCCAGAGCCTACTACTGGTATTACTGTAAATTCCTGCAACGACCTCCCGGTGAACCTTTTACCAGACAGGCTTCAAGATTTGAGCAGAGATGGCCGGCAATCGCATGGGGTATATCGTTAATTATTTTGTTCAGCTTGGCTCGTTTCATTTCCGGATGGTGGCTGATTATAACACTGGCCGTCAACCTCGCTGCCCTATGGTTCTTCCCTCACATAGTTCGCTACCGTGTGGCCCACCCGGAGAATATGCCATATAAAAACAGTAGATTTTTATCCTGGTCTATGCACCGGCTGAAAGTAATTTAGGACAGGAGGCAATATGGGGCAATCCGAGGCAACCAGGCTGGCAGTTGAATCACTGGAATTAGCAGCCGAAGCCATGCGTCAAGTTGCGGAATGTTATCGCTTGATCGCGGAAATACCAGAAAAGGTAGAAGCGGCTGCCAGACCGCATATCGAACTGTCAGAACTGAATGCCGAATTATCAAGGTCATGGGCTAATGACGCTACCAGATATGCCGCCGAGTCCAAACGGGCAGTCGAGAAAGCGGCTCAATCCC